TTCCGGCGCCTTGGGGCACTTGCCGTGACGCGAGTAGGGGATGGCCTTCCAGCGCTCCGCCTGCTGTCCCGGCCCCGGCCTTTCCGCACGCCGCATTTCACCGCCGCACTTCGGACACTTCACCTCGCGGCAATGCTTGTCGGTCTCCATTCGATAGCCGCAGGAGATGCATTCGCACGTGTAAGTCGTGTCCAGCGCCAGGCGGTAGAGCGTGCGGTCGCTGTCCGCATCCTCCTCCCACCGCGCGCCCTTGGTCAGCGCACCGATACCGTCGGTGTTCATCCCCTGAATCAGCGCGGTCTCGTGCGCGCCGATAGGGCAGAGGCTCAGTTCGACAATCTCAAAAGAGCGAACGCGAATCGCCTCCTTGCCTGGGGCCTCGCCTTGCATCTCTTCTGCCTTGTTGATGTAGAAGCCGATGCTTACCGCCCGGAGATACCCGTCCACCACCCACCGGCGCAACGTCTCCAGGCCCTCGTAGCCCGGCCCGCCGGGGATGCGGCACCGCATCTTCACCTGCCGGTCCGTGACGACGATTTCCTCGATGCGGCCCACCGGCAGAAGGTCGTCGTCGTGCAGGTACAGGAGCACCGGGTTCCGCTTCAGGTTCCGCACATCTACGTCGGACGGCTTCTGCCAGTCGAACACGAAGCCCTTGCGGTTGGGCTTGCGATTCTTGTCCACGGCGACCGCCCAGAAGACCACATCCCCGTTGTCCTCGACCTTGGCCGCCTGCGTCTCCCGCTCGGCAACCGCCAACTCGCATCGCTCCAGCGTCTTCGTCTCCATGATACGCTCCTCTTACCTCACGCCGTCGGAGGCGATAGCCACCAGGTCGCACTTCGACAGCATATCCCTCAGGTTCACTACCGTATCGCGCAGGTCCTGTCCTGCGACTGTAGAGCCGGCCAGCAGCCGGTCCAACTCCTCGGCCATTCCGCGCGGATTGCGCGTGAAGCCCTGCTCGGCGAACTCGTTACAGAGCGGCGCGTGCGGTGCCCGCTCCAGGAATCGCCGCAGTTCGGCATAGCCCGACGTGCTGGCCAGGTCGCCTACGTAGCCTTCCTCACTTGCCAGGTACAGCGTCAACGAATCACCTCCGACAGGTCGGCGAAAGACTCCAGGCGGGTCATGGTGGACAGAGAGAATGACCCTACGCCTTCCCGATGGTATACTTCCCGCCCGTACACCGCTACTGTATGCAACTTCTGCTTGTGCTGCTTGGCCCAGGCCAGTTTGCGTTCGCGGCATTCCTTCCGCATATAGATACGCATTTCCTTTGCGTCAATAACCGCCTTGACCTCCACGCCGTGTTTCCCATCCGGAGAAACTACGTCCACGGGCTTATTGTCTCCGGTTCGCTTGCCATCAATAGCCCGCGCGACTCGCTGCTCGGCTCTGGTAGCAATGCGCTCCTTGCGCTTGCTCATGGGCACGTGCGACGCCTTCGCGCGCTCTGCTCGCGTATTGGGCACCGTCGGCGACCCGACGCCGATGACGATGCAATGGCAGTTCACATTTTCCTCGGCCCGGCTGCCCCGCCCTGGGAAGAGCATCCGGTCCAGACCCACCTCGAACTCCTCGTCCTGCCGGCGCACCTGGCCGTGAGCGGCGATGTGCGTGTCCCGGCTGTTGTAGAAAGAGCATACCCATTGCTTCTTCGGGATGCCGTACTCGGTGCGGAAGGCGTGTCCACCGGCCCCGTAGAGTTTCGTCGCTTCCGTATCGGCGACGGTGGCCGCCCGGACTTCGTTGATCCCGTCGAAGCGGTCCTGTATTCCGGCGACCATTTCATCCCAGGTTGCGCCGGCCTTGATTTCTTCCTGAACCGCCCGGATATATTGCCCCTTGACCGTCTCGGCCACGCCGAGGTAACGCTGCTCGGTGGCCCACTCGGCGGCGAACCGGTCCATCGCGTCCATGCCTTCGTGCCAGGGGTGGTACTGTGATGCAAGCCGCGCGGTCGTTCGTTCGAACGTCCCGCCGAGCAGGATACCATAGCGGCTCGGTCCGCGCGCGGCCTCGGCAAGCCGCCGCGACATCCGGTCCGGGTCCATGGCCTCATCGGCTTCCGGCGGCACCGCCAACGTCACGCGGCCCGGTGCGATGCGCATTCCTACTCCCTCCGGCCCCGCCGCCCGTATGGCGGCAAGGACCTCTCCGCCGATATCATCAAGTACCCGCCGCAAGGCCCGGTAGAGCCGACGTACCAGTACCGTCCGCTCCTGCTCGAACGCCAGCGCGATCTCTCGAAGCCGGTTCGCATCATATCCGCTCCGGTCCGGTTCCGGAGGCGTTGTCGCTTCCGCCCTCAGCACGAAAGGGCAGGCCCATTCGGGCTTGCCCTCCTTCCTCGCTCGGCGGGGTACCTACCGGGAGTATTCCCTGCGGCATCCAGGGCACTTCGCCCCACGGCACCGGTTCAAGCCCGCGTTCCTGGCGGACCTCGTTGATGGTGCGGACGCCGGTCTTGATGTCCACCTCCTGCTGCCGAAGGTCCAGTTCACGGTCCGCGGGCACTATGCTCTCGTAACGGATACGCGTCCCCTCCCATTCGCTCGCAAGGTCCTGATTCTCGCGCGCCTCGCGCATCCGTACAAGCGGCGTCACGCCCCACTTGGCGAAGATGTACTCCAATGCCACCGCCGACGCCCGGTTCACATCCTTGCTCAGGCCGAGCAGGGCAAGGGGCGTACGGATCACGGAGAGCACGCGGTCCCGGACCTCCTGCCGGCCTTCGGCGAATCCCATCATTCTCGGTGTGTTGGGCCGGATGGTGTCCAGGTCAATGCGCCGACGCGTCGAACCGTCCGGCGCCTTCACTTGATGCAATCCGATCAGCGCCCCGCTCTCCTTCGATCCGCTGTATCGCTCACGCAGTTCATTCGCTATCGCTTCCCGCTTCTGCGGGTCCGGTTCATCAATGTAGGCGATTAGCGAAGGGAAGATGCCGCGCTTGAATGCAGACCATTCGGTTTCGTCAATCTGCGTGCCGAGGCGTATCGCCGCGCCGGCGGCCTGCAACCGTCCGAAGCCGCCCCACAGGTCCCCGATCTTGGGCAGGCGATAGTAGACGATATCCCGCGCATCATGTACGATCTGGCGCTGCACGCCGCCCTTGGAGACCTCTTCCTTCCAGCCCACAAGGCCCTCGCCCTGCCGGACGATAGGCGTGACCCGGCCTACGAGCGGCCACAACTCCGCCGGCTCGCCGAGGCTATTCCGGACCTTGAGCACCCAAGAGCGGCCCGTCACCAGCATCTCTACGGTGGTCCAGTACGTCAGTTCCGCCCCGGTCATGAACGGATTCACCTCAGTGAGCAAGCGTGCAAGCGCGTGATCCGGGGCGTCCACCCACCCGTCGGTGTCCCGCACCTCCACCCGCCAGGAGGCCGACATCAGCGCGGCGGCGATGGTCTCGATGCTCGCGTATTGCCAGCCCGTCAGTTCAGCCCGCGCTTCGGCATCGGTAAGGCTCCGCTTGATTCCGCCCGCGTCCATCTCTCCGCGCAGGATGCTGATCAACTCATCAACCGATTGCGTTTCACGCGGTTGTGCCTGTCCCGCGCCCATCCCGCGACTGCGGGGGCGCTGTAGGAGATTCTTCAGCCAACCCATAGTTCCGCCTCTGCTCTCGTAGCGACGCGCATCGCCCCCGCAACCGCATCTACCTGGTCATCATGCGCGCCGTAGGGGAATGCCTCCGCTTCATCGAGGAACGTCGATACCCAGGGTCCGCGCACAAGGTGCACGTTTCCCGCCTCGGCAGCGGAGGCGAGCGGACGGGCGCGGTCCGGCTTGTTCCCGACCGGGCGGTCCGCGAAGACCGCATATCCCGGCAGGACCTCGCGCCGGAGATGGTCTATCGCCTGAACGCCCGAAGCCCCCGGCTCCTGTTCCAGATAGACCGACGTGGTCATTCCGTCCATCTCCGCCGTCTGCCGAACGCGGCGTTCGACCTCCAGCGGGCTTGCCCGAAACCGCTGAATGTCCAGAATATACCAGACCCCCTCGCTCTGCCCTACCAGCGCCCCCACCGCGCGGAGGCCGGCGCGGCTTCCGCAATCCGGAACCATTCGCGCTGGAACATTCCGCCCGCCGCCCGCGCTTCCCAGTCGCCGTATCGCAACTGCGCGCGGGTTACCGGGTCCAGTTGGGCAAGACTGTGCTCGTATTGCTCCGCATCCAGGTAGGGGTTGTCTTCCAAGCGTGCCGGGATGTAGATACGCCCCGCCGATTCGCCTTCATCGAGGAAACGCCGCCGCACCCATTCATGGCCCACCCCGCCGGGGTTGCTCGCCGCGCGCATCCGCAGCGGCACCTTGCTGCCTTCCAGCCGGCGCAGGCGCGAGAACAGGAACCGGTATTGCGCCTCGGTAAACTCCGTCAACTCGTCGAAGCCTACGTACTGGAACTCCGCCCCCTGGTAGCGGTAGTGGTCCCGCGCCCCTTCCAGATAGCCGAAGGCCAGGGTCGCGCCGGAAGGGAATACCCAGGTCTTCCGCGCGGCTTCCCATCGCGCATCAGTCGCGCTCAGCCATTCGGCGGCCCGGTCCATCAAGGCGCCGGGCAACGATAGGTCGGTATAGGTTCGTCGGAAAAGGATTGCCGAATAGCCGGGCTGTTCGACGTATTGCAAGGCCGCCATCAGGAGGGCATCGCTATTGTGCGTTGGCACCAAGGCCCGTCCCGCCAGAAACATGCCGTCGGAAGCAGCCACTTTTATACAGCGCACCGCCTTCCGCCCGACCGGCTCCGCCGCCACGATGTAGCGCCGCCGCTGCGTAGCGCGAAGCCCAGCCGTCTTTTGCCGCTCCGCCTTGCGTCGGAGACGGAACATCGGCAAATCCGTCGTCATCTTGATTCGATATAGGGGTCCGCAATCTTTTCCTCTTAGCCGCGCGGTCCCCAACCGCAACGAGGCCTTTATGCCAAGGCTCCGAATCAGTTCAAGGACATCCCTTGCTAGGCGCGGGCGCGTTGTGTAGAACTCCGTCGCGCCAGAGGGGCACGCGGTTCCATCCGTGTCCATCAGGCCCTGCAATAGAGCAAGGCGCTGTTCTTTGCTGGCGCATAGATATTGCCGAGGGATGTGTTTATTTCCGAGAACGCCCAGAACGCGGAGTTTCGTGCGAAGGCCGCGCGTCCCATACTGATACCTGCCGGCTTGTTTGCGCGGCTTGTAGCCTGCGCGCTCCAGGGCAGCCACGATCATCTCATCGGCTGTCGTTATACTGCCTTCGGTAGTCTTTCCGTCACCCAGCCATACGCCAAGGATATATGGCTCAATCGGCAGAGCCATACGGGGATATACCAACGGCGGGGCGACCGCTACGCTATGATTGCGGCGACCGTGAATGAGAAGCGTCTCGGCAATCTCGCGCGTAGTACGTAATCGCCCGCCGCTTGGGCCGGGGAGGTTCTTCCGATTTTCCAGGGCGACGCGCTTGTTTCTGGCGGCCAGCCAGGGCTTCACCCCCTTTCCCCTTGAGGGCCGGCTGGCGCGACGGGCCGCTCGAAAAGATTCCGTCTTCCGAATGTGCTCAGACCGCTCCGCTATCGTTTCCGTATGCCATAGGTGATCTGCGTCAGCGACAATCTCCTCTCCGTCGCTGAACCGAAGCACATAGCATTCTCGATGCATTACCGGGGAGCAGGCCAGAATCATCGTCGGATTGCCATCCGCCCCAAATACCCACTCTCCCGGCGTCAGATCGCCCATCGTTCGCCATCCCGCCATCGTCAGGATCGGCGTCTGAACCTCAAGGGCCTTACCCCCACCTGCCGCCCCGCCGTAGAACGCTTCCTCGCACGTCAGCGCCAGGAAAGCCCGCTGTTTCGGCGTCGGCGTGTGCGGAATGTACGGGTTCGCCGTGACGGTCCGCAATAGCCGAGCCTCAGTTTCTATCGAGTCGGTCGGTTCCATCCAACTCCCGCCGAAGCCTCTGTGCCACCGCTTTGATTTCGCTCTCCAGGTCCACGTTCAGATGCGCGATCTGCCCCCGGTGCTCCTGGACAATCCGCTGGACATGCTGCCAGCGGTCCGGGACGCGGTTGCATAGCCAGAAGATGCAGGCGGTGACGTTGCCCGAAACCGCCTTGGCGTAGAGCGCATCTTCGACGCGGCCCACGCGGGAAGCAAGCGCGGTTTCGCATGCCTTGTCAAAGTCCGGGTCCTCGCGCCGCCAGCGATAATAAGTATCATGTGAAACGCCGGCGGCTTCGACCGCCTTCGTGATGAAAGCCCCCGCGCCGAGGCTCTGTATGATAGCCTCTTTTTGCTTGGCCTGCAGGTTCTTCAGGCTGGGCGTCTTCATGTCCCACCATCCCCGGAGACTTTCGGCGGAAGGCCCGCGATTCGTTGCAAGTCGCGCGCTAGATATTGGGAGGCATAACGTTCAGATTTGGACGCAAGCGCAAGGAACTGAACCGCCTTCATCCATTCGCGCGAAGGCGGCATCTCCGGTAGGTTGTCGCGCGCCCAGATCGCCAAAAGCGTCGAGTCCTTCCCGCCGGACATCCCCAGGAATATCTTCTTGTGCGACAAGATAAAATCGCGGATGGGGATGTCGCGGAGATGCTCCGGCAGCAAGGACTTCCGGTCCACCGCTTCCGTGCCCCCACCATCGCCGGGTTCAGGTATGCTATCAGCAACTTCCAGGGCAAGTTCATCAAAGCGTAGCGCTTTCACCAACTCGGCGCCATCTAGTTCTGCCGATAGGTCCTCAATGAGGGATTTCGCGCCCGCCGTGAACTCCCCCATCAGCAGCTCCGAGTTCGCCGCGATATTCGCCGCTTTCTCGATCGCCTCGTCCCAATCTACTACCCGAACAGGGAATCGCTTATCGCCGGCACAAAGGCAGCCGTCGCATAGGCTGAGGGAATCGCCATACTTCTCCCGCAACGCGCGTATGCGCTGATGCCCACATACCAGATGCCCCGAACGCCGATTCCAGACGATCCCGGAGATATCGCCGAACAGGTCGAGAGATGACGTAAGCGCCTTGAGCGCTGCGTCGTCTATAGCCCGCGGATTGTAAGGTGCTGGCTTGAGGTCGCTGAGCGCCCGGAGTTCATGCATACCGTTCCCGCCTATCTCCTACGCTACTATCTACATACCACGCATTTATGATGCTGTCAAGTCCCGGCACCTTTCCTGTTGACATTCATACCAGCCGATAAGCACCTCCACATCGCCCACCAGCACGCCTACGCCGCAGCGGGCCGCTTGCTCGATGAACCGCCATTGATGGGCGCTGAGCCGGTCCCGCCCTACCTTCACCTCGAACCAGGTCGCCAGGCCCAAAGCGGGGAACATCAGGAACAGGTCCGGGATGCCCGCGCTGCCGCGCAATCGCCCGACCTGGTGGAGCACGTAGCACTCTCCGCCCTGCGCGCGCACAAAGCGGCGGATGGCCTCCACCTCGGCCTTGTGGCTGCCCCCGCGCCCCGCGCGTGCGGGGGGCTGCTGCGCCCGCCCCGCGACTATCCCACCTCGCCCCGCAGTGGCCGGCACGGCCACATTGCCCCGCACCTCATAGCCCGCCAGGCGAAGCGCCTCGGCACTCATTCGCGGCATTACCGGCCCTCCTGTAGCCCGTCAAAGAGCGGCAGGTTTGCTGTGGCTTCCGCATCCGTCGCTGGTAAGGGCGCGCCGCGCGCCTTCAATATCCGCCTCTCGGCCATCTCCACGTAGTCCGGATTCAGTTCAATCCCGAGCCAGTCGCGGCCTAAGGCCTCGGCGACTATGGCCACCGTTCCGCTGCCCATGAACGGATCGAGAACGATACATGGCACGGCCTCCCCGTGACCGCAGTCACAGCCCGGACGCCAGCCGATAGGGCGCGTCTGGTATCGCTCGCCGCGCTGAGTGCGGTCGCCCTTATCACGCTGAAAGGTTTTTCCTTTGTCGAAGCGGCTGCCCCTTGCGTTCCACTGCGGCTCGTTCGTGCGCGCGATTATCCGCTCCCACGGCGCGCCGCATTCCGGACAGCATCCCTTCTCACTCGTCCCGGCCTTGATGCACGGCTCGGCCAGGCGGCTGGGGAAGGTGGCAAAGTGCGCTTCCGGATACGGCTCCGTAGCCACCGGCCACACCGAGCGCAAGTTGCGCTTGCTCGTCGGATTGCTTCGCCATCGGGTATTGAAGCCGGTGTACGTGCCCTTCCCGATTGCATCTTGCTTCCGCGTCCCGTGGGCCGGATCGCGGCCATTGTCGGCCCGCGAGCCAGGGCCACATGGCTTGAATGGTCCACATGCTTCCTTCACCGCCTCGGCGTCGTAGAAGTACCGCCCGGACTTCGCCAGGAGGAAAACGTACTCATGGGACCGCGTGGGCCGATCCCGCACGCTTTCCGGCATCGGATTCGGCTTCGCCCACACGATATCCGACCGCAGCCACCAGCCGTCGGCCTGGAGGGCCAGAGCCAGCCGCCAGGGCATTCCGCAGAGGTTCTTCGGCGGCAGCGTCGCACCCGCAGTCGGCGGCAGGAAGTCCTGAGATTCGTAAGCGGGACGGTTC